ATTACAGGTGATAATTCTTTTTCAGAACTACTATTTTCAGGAAATGATTCGAGAGGGTTATCCGATATTTCTTCTTCAGAACTCTCTTTAGCTAAAGAACCAAAACTTGGTATAGATGATTCAGACGATGGTTTATTTATAACTGCATTTACATTTAATGGTGTTTCTTTTTCAGATGTAACAGAGCTATCAGATGAAATTCCACTTGGAACAGTAACGTTTCCGTATTTTAATTTTCCACTTGAACTATTATCAGAATCTGAATTATTATTTTGTACAGCAGTAACTATTTTTGATGTGTCACTTTCAGATGTTATTGATTCTTCTGATGAAGAAGATGGTTGTCCACCTTCTGTTTCATAACTTTCTTCAGAATCATCATCAAAAAATAAACTAAATGCTCCTTTAGGTTTTTCAGTTTCTTCTTTATTAAAATCTATAGACTCATCGCCTTCAATTTCAACATTCTCTCCTTCTTTAGCTGATGATTCTGTAGATGAAGTTATTTCAGGAAAAGAAACATCAATAGTTTCTTCAGCTCCACATAGTTTATTAATTTCTGATATTGGATATCTAGTTGATGTTTTATCTTGTGTTAAACGTACCATAGTATCAAAATAAATAGGTAGTGTATACAAATAATTTAGATTATTGATATTTTCTGTAATTATTTTAAGAGCAGCTGTTTCCAAATCTAAACTTATTTGTGTTTTGAAACCAGGATTTTCTTTTATTTTTATGTCAGATTTTCTTACACCTCTTTCTACTTCTAATTCATTTGCTATTTTACTTACAAGTTCCCTAGCTTGTTGTTCATTAAGATCATCAGGGTAATTTTCAAGTAATGCTTGTATTATTTCAGAACCTCTTAATCCTTGTTCACTCTTTTCAAGAATAAAAGCCTCTTGACTAGTAAATTTACTAAAATTAGAAACGCGTTTAAAACGTAAATTTATCTTATCGCCTTTTAATCTATTTGTCTCATTAACAAAAATACTATAAAAACAACCCTTATAAGCTTCTATATCGAAATTTTTTGTAATTAAAATTTGAGTTTCAAATGTCATTTGTCTAATTTCAACATTTTCATCCGTAAGACTATTAAATAAGTTTAATTTATAGCCACTTTGTTCAAGAACAGATTTAATTTCTTGTATAATTGGGTTAATTGAATTCCTAAAAATATTGTCAATTTGAGAAACATCAATTAAATTATTAAACTCACCAGATATCACAATATAACCTTCTTCATCAAATTCACAATTTAGAACTTGGTTATCACTTGTTTCTATGTATATAGATACCGATTTTGTTCGGCCAATAATTTTCATAAGTTTAAATATAGATGCTTTTTTGAGAAAAGGTATTTTACGTCCGTCTGTAGATATTTTATCAGTATAAAGTCTATAAATATTTTCTTGTCTTGATGATGGGTTATATTTAATTAAAGGATTTGATTCAGTAGCATGTATAATTTTAAAAATAATTTCAAGAGGTATTTTAACGTCAAAATCAGGTTTTATAACAGCTTTAATATATTTAATTCCTTTATTGATATAATTTAATTCTGATTTTCTAAGATAATATACTTCATAAAACATATTAATTGTGTTAAATGAATTAATAACTTTTTCATTGTCGTATTTCTTATTTTCGCTAACCAGCTTTTCACGATTTCTATCTAAATCTTCAAGTGAATTAATATTTTTATTATAGAGAAAAGGGTAGTAAATTTTTAAAGTTGTTTGTTCAGGAACAATAGTATCTGTATATGATAATACATCTTGTGCTAAACACAAATAAATACTATTATCTATAATTCTACCAGTATTAAGTAAAAGATGATTATTAAGCGTTGATAATGTTTTACGTGAGTTTTGTTCAAAGAATTTGTCATATTCTTTAACTTCAAATGGATTACATACAAAAGGATATTCATTTTCAACAATAAAAAATTTCTGTCCTAAAACCTTATTAATTATGTACTCTTTATCGTCAAGTTTCATTTCAAAAATATCATCATATGAATAAACATCTTTTTCTTCTGGTTCAGGAAAAGGATTGCCTTCTAAATCTGTATCGATATTTTGAATAAATTGTTCAAGACGTAGTTTTGTCAAAGTAATTTTTTTATTCTGTGTTAAAGATTGATAAACAGCAACTGAATTTAGTTTTTCAACTTTTTTACAAAACAAATATATTTCATCAAGTGATATTTCATTATTTATCATCTCATTAAGTATTTTAATTTTAATTGTTGCGATTGAATCATCCGGATGTATTCTTTGTTCACTAAATACAATTTTTGTTCTATTTGCTTTAATATCATTATATTCTTGTTCAGTAAATATTTTTTTTATTAATAATTCTCCTTCAATTTCTTTTTCTTTTTTTCCATAAAATACATAAATTGTATCAACTTTATTATTCACCAGCTGTTTTACTTTATAAATATTATCTAAAGATTCGTGTAATGATTTTGTTGAATTAATAGTTGATTTACTTGAAGTTACTGATTGTGACATATATATAATTAAATTATTATTTTTAATTTAGTTAAATACAAATGAATTTAATTAAATTAAGTTATATATTATTAACGTGCGTTGGTAAACCGTGGCCAAATAAAATCATATAAATTAAGGCAATCGCACCTATCAATAAACTTCTGTTTAATGCTTTATTTGAAGATTGTCTTAAACCGTACATCATTATTAAATACAAAACAACTGTTATAATAAACGAATGAAACAAATGGTTCAAAGGTCCATCCATTTTATATATTAACTAGACATAATAATTTTAAGCTAAATCGTAAAAAGGATTATCATTTATATCCATTCCACAATATTGTTCTGGATATTTTTTATAATCAACTGGTGAATAAATTCCTGCTTCTTTTGCGTTTTCTAATATCCACTTAAAATTTTGCCAAAAATCTTGTTTATGACCGACAGATTCTGTTGCTATATGTGATAACTCGTGTAAAGCTACAAAGGTTAATGTATTTATATCAATTAATCTGCTGCCGTTTTTAGTTGTATTCAAACAAAATGCCAACTTTTCACCTTTATTTTCACTATAAGCTGTTAACTCACTAGTTGGTAATGTTTCACTTACTTTTTTTGGATTAAAACCAGAAACTAATCTCATTGTACGAGGATCCTCAGGATGTGTTTTTTTTAAATATGCTACTATATCTTTCATTTTTTGTGTAACATCTGCTAAAAGATTTGCTGCGAGTTCCATCTTTTCATTTTCTCTAACACAATATCTATTCCCATCTTTTGAAGAAATAATACACTTTAAATCAAATACGTCGGATTGATAATATATTATTAAACATAAAAATAATACAAATCCTAGGAATATATAAAAAAATATACCATGTTTTTCCATATATTTATACACATAAAATATTTATCACATAACTTTTACACCTTTCTAATTTAAAACGACCAAATGTGTATAAATTACTGCTTAAATCCTTTAATTTTATTTTTATAAAATAAAAATATAATAGTAACATACGGATACTAATTTCTATATTTAATTATTTAATAAAGTCTCAATAACATCAAATAGATTATTAAATTCTAAAAATAATTTATGCTTTCTTTCGTCATCTAATTTTTTTATGAAATTTAATTGATATTCATTTAATTTTCTACAATTTCTAATATCATCAATTATCATTTCATAATAATCTATTTTTAATATCTTATCTCCACATTTCTTATAATATTGCGGAATAATTTGAAGTGAATTATTTAGACCATGAAATTTTGGAGGTACCCAATCTGTTTTTATATTGTCATTTATATCACTATCTGTTTGTAAATAATTAATTAATGAAGGAGATAAATTATTTAAGTTAATGTCCAAAACATTAACAGAATTATTTTTTTCTTCAATCATTTTATTTGTATATTTATAATATATCCAAATAAAAAATATATTTAAATATTTTATTTAAATATATTATTAAAAGAATGATTATTAGGTCTACATCTTTAAATGAAAATTTAAATTTAATAAATAATTTTATTACTAAAAATAGTATGTCTTTTTCTGATTTTAAAAAACTAAATTTAGGAGGAAGTCAAAAAATTCTCACATTTGAAGAATATTCAAATAAAAAAAATATAAATAAAAAGAATAAGAGAAAAGTTATATATTATTTTTATAAAACAATTATGAACAACAAAAATATTAAAAATTGATTTAGAATTATTTATTATTAGATAAATAACAATAAATAATGACAACATTTGATACTCATCCAAAGTCAAAATTTTGGTCAAATAGAAATATTCAAAAGCCAAATGAAGTGGCATTAAATTCGCATAAAAAATTTTGGTTTGATTGTGATAAATGTGGACACGAGTTTGAGAGTTCGTTGTTGAATATTAATCAAGGAAATAGTTGGTGTGGCTATTGTAGCAATCCACCTAAGAAGTTGTGTAACGATGAAAATTGTAGTATATGTTTTAATAATTCATTCGCTAGTCATCCTAAGTGTATTTATTGGTCTAATAAAAATAAATTAACTCCAAGAGAAGTATTTAAAAATACCGATAGAAAATTATTTAATTTTAATTGCATTTGTGGGCATGATATAGATATGAACTTAAAACATATAACCCATAAATCACATTGGTGTTCATATTGTTCTCATCAAAAATTATGTGAAAATGTTGATTGTGGTATGTGTTTTAATAATTCATTTGCTTCAGTAGAGAGAAGTAAGTATTTAAATGATAAGACAATAAATTCTAGAATGTTATTTAAAAGCACTAACAAAAAATATAAATTTGTTTGTGATGTTTGTAATAAACCATTTGAAAGTTCATTAAGTGCTGTAACAAATGGAGTTTGGTGTTCATTTTGTGTTAATAAGACAGAAAAAATATTGTTTGATAAATTAGTTGAAAAATATGATAGTTTAAAACAACAATATAAAGTTGATTGGTGTAAAAATAAAAAACATTTACCATTTGATTTTGTTATTGAAGAGAGAAAAATAATAATTGAATTAGATGGAAAACAACATTTTGAACAAATAGGAAATTGGCAATCTCCTGAGAAGAATAGAGAAATAGATATTTATAAAATGAAATATGCTAATGAAAATTCTTTTAGCGTTATAAGAATATTACAAAAGGATGTATATAAAAATAAATATGATTGGTTAAGTGAATTATGTTTGAATATAGAAAAAATAACAAATGAAAATAGAGTTCAAAATATTTATATGTGTAAAAATAATGAATATAAAGATTTTGAGATTAATTAAAAAATATCGTAACAAATTTAGAAAAATAATTATTGAGGACCAGAACCTAACTCGAGTGGAACACGTTGAAAATCTGGTTCAATTGTGCTCTGGTTCCAGGGTCCCACTGAAAGTTGTGGGTTTGGTGGCTCGGAACGAATTTGAAGGTTAGCATTTCTCAAAGTTTGTCCGATAGTATCGATGCCAATATGGTAGCCAGCTTTGAGTAAGTTGACGTTTGCGAGTTCACCTTTACCAGA